GTTCGGGTCGGCGTGCACCGGGCTGGACGGCAGCGACGGGGCGGACTCGTAGTCGCCGTAGGAGTCACGCCGGATCGCCGCCTGGTTCTTCGCCGCGACGTCCGCGATGTCCTTGACGAGCAGCAGGTGACGGTGGACTCCGTGGACAGCCTGCCGCGCCGAGATGTGACCAAGGTCATCATGAACGCCGTTCCGCATCAGCGACTGGGGCGTCAGGGAGAACATCGCCGCCCTCAGGTGCCGCTGCGATGCCTCCTCGTTCCCGGACTCCAGGGTCCGCGCAGCGTCCCGGACGTGGTCGTGGACGGCTAGTTCCGGGTGGTCCCGCTGGATGTCCTGCGCAAGCCTCCGCATGGACTTGGCGGCAGCCTGCCGCATCGGGGTCAGGGGGACACGGCGGGCGCGGGGTGCGGGCGGCCGGGTGACGGCGGCCGGCTGCTGGCTCATGCCCGCTAGCCGTCTTCCGGGCGGTGCCGTCCGCGCTGCCGCCTGCGTCCTAGCCGCCGTCACGCTTGTCATGGTGCCAGCCTTTCGAGGTGCTGCGGGAGGCGGGGCCGGGGCTAGTGCCGTGGCAGCGAGGTCGATCACGGCGGCGACCTCATCCCACGACAGGGCTAGTGCGACCACTGAGACCTCCGGGGAATAGCAGGAGAGCGCGAGCTACGGGTAAGCGTAAGAGACCCGGGCGGATCTGCACAGGCTGCGGCGCCGGTGACCCGCGCCGCGGCGGTCAAGGGGCACCCTCCTCGTCATCCCGGGACGCCCCCGGCCTGCCCGGAAGGCCCCGCGCCGCGTTCAGGCAGCCGCGCAGCAGGTGCCACGCGAACTGGCGGGGCGTCAGCCCGATCCCGCGCGCCTGCTCCCGGATCACGAACCACACCCGCCCCCAGGTCGCGAGGCCGACGAGTGCGATCGAGGCGGCGTAATACCAGGCGAACCACAGGCTGGCCAGCGACAGGCCCGTCAGGCGGTGCGCCACCGACGGGCCCAGCGCCAGCGTCAGGCCCGCGTCGAGGATGATGAGCATCCGGCCTATCTCGCTCCGGTGCCCACGCGCCAGCCCGATGTACACGATCAGGAACGCGACCGACGCGGCGCACGCGAAGAACACCACGTCGTTACCGAGGTCGGTAACAAGCTGCACCTGGGTCAACGGTCCCCCCCGCGGACGCTGCCGATGATCACGTCAGCGAGATGATTGCGTTCCCGCATGGCGCGGATCTCGGAGACGATCGTCTGCCGTTCGTGAGCGACCTGCGCGTCCGTCTCGGCCCGCACCTCGGACGCGGACACGAGCCGCTCGCTGGCCTCAGCCCCGGCCGATACCGCCTGGGTGATGGCCCGCGCGGCGTCACCCGGGTGAGGGTCGCGCCTCCTAAGCAGCCGCACTGGTCCTCCTGCGGAGGTCTTCGAGCACCTCGCGGGCCAGTTTCGCCGTTTCCACGGCGGCGTCTGCCCGTTCGGTCTGGGCGATCACGGTGGCCCGCAGCTCATCCCCGGCTCTCCGTTCCGTCTCCCTGGCTGCCCGCTCGGCCTCGTAGGCGGCTTTCCAGTCGTCGGCTTCCTTCTCGATCCTGGTGACTTCCTGCCTGGTGGCCAGGATGCCGCTGATGATCAGCACGACCATCAGGGCGGTGCCCGCACCTGCCGAGGACAGGACAGCGGCGAGGATGCCCGGATCCACCGGCATGCGCCTCTCCTATCCCCTGCGTCAGGCGTGCCGCAGGTCATCCGCCGTCACCGTCACGGCTTGCCTCCCGTTGCCCCGTTGATCACCTGGATGGTCCGCGTGAAATCCTTCCGGGCCTCCCCGACCTCAGCGAGCAGCCGGGCGGCCTCAGCGCCCCGCTCGGCGTGCTGCCGGTCCAGTTTGCGGTGCAGGTGGACCAGCGCGGGCGCCGCCCACAACGCTGACGCGATCAGGTTGCCGACGACGATCCCGTCGGGCCACCGGAACATCTCACCGAGCACGTGCCCCATCACGCGGCCCTCGCGAACCTGCGGCCCCGGCCCGGCAGCAGCTTCCCGCCCGGCCACGGCGCCACCGCCATACACCTACAGTGAGGGTGTACTGACCCTGGGTAACCTATTAGGGGCATGGCCGAGGCGTGGAAGTTCTTGCCCGACGCGGCGGCACACTCGGGGCTCGTGCGGTCGTCCATTACAGCCAGCCAGCCCAAAAAATCCCCGTGCTCCATCGCCGCCATATCCGTCTTCCCCGCCGCGGTGGCCCGGTTCCACATCGCCGCCACATGCTGGGCGTAGTACCGCCGCTCCCTCGCCAGCCCGTCCAGCAGCGCGCGGGTGACGGGCTTCCCCTCCGCCCTGGCCTGCCGGATGTCCCCCGCGAGCCGTTTCCCCGCCGACAGGACGAACTGGGCGCGGCGGGCCAGGTTCTGCCGGGATGTCTGCGCGCTGGCCGCGCCGATGACCCCGGTCACCGGGGGCGGGTTCTCCATCGCGATGCCAGCCGACCCGGACAGCGCCGACCACATGTCCTGGCTGAGAGTGAACCTCAGTTTCAGCGCCTCCAGGACCGCGGCAGCGGAGACGGCGGTGAGCAGCAGCCCGGCTATCGCGGTGACCAGCGCCGCCTCGACAGCGGGGGTTAGCGGCTGCGGCGGGTACGACTGCTGGCCGGGCGGGACCTGCTGCTGCGGCGGGGCCGGGGTGGTCATGGCAGCACCGTCACGCCGGGAATGCCCGCGTCCGCGACGCGCCGCAGGCCCTCGTCGTAAACGAGCTGGACCGGGCATCCCTCGCCGTCCCAGCCGGGGCACTCCCACCAGAGCAGCGCCTCACGCCGTTTCATCGGCCCGTGCACGTCGCAGATGACGGTCATGCCCGCCTCCAGTCCGGGACAAAGGCCAGCGCGATCGAGCACGACCCGTCCTCGGGGATGGGCGAGCAGCAGTGAGGGCACGGCATCCCGGCGCCACCGCAGGATGTCCCGTCATGGCCCTCCACCTTGACATCCCACGGGTAGTCAGGGTGGTTCTCGCAGACGTGGCCGTCATCGAGGCAGTGCAGACACCGGATGGCCTGCACATCCTGCGCGGCGGGAACTGACGGCGCCGGGATGACCGTCATGGCGCAGGCTCCGGGTCACCATCGCCCGCCGGCTCGATGCCCGCAGCGGACAGCAGCCGCGACACCTTCCGGTCCAGCTGCTCCACCTGATCCATGACCTCAAGCAGCGTGTCGTAGATCAGCGTGTCGGTGATCACGGCGCACCCGCAGTCATCGTCTCAACCCACCCGGCGCGGCCATCATGGTCTTGTCGCTCACTGTGCCGCCCCGGCCAGCCCCCCGGCCATCGGCGGTTTCCCTGGCGGCGGTGCCGGCTGTCCCGACGGCGCAGGCAGCGCCGGCGCGGGCGGCATCTTCCGCGGTGAAGACGACGACCCCTGGCCGCGTGCCGCTGCCGCCTGCGCGATACCTGTTCCCGCCTGCGCGATGCCCTGCAGCTGCCCGAGCCCCGCGGCGGCCTCCGGCGGCATCCCCGGCGGCGGGTTACCCGCCAGCGCCTCCGCCCGCTGGTTCGCCGTCGACGTCAGCGCGTCGTGGATCTGCCCGGCGTCCAGGTCAAGGATCACCGCCATCCGCTCCGTCAGGGCGTCGATGAACGCCAGGGGGACATTCAGCTTCGGGGCGGCGGCCATCTGCCCGAACATCGTGAACAGCACCGCCGTCATCGCCTCCTGCAGCGGCCCGAACTTCCACTGCGGGAACGCCGCGTCAGCCCCGAAATTCAGCATCACCAAAGGCCGGATCAGGTCATGGGAGATCGAGTCGGCGATCTCCGTCGCGACCGCCTCACGGGACGCCAGATAGTAGCTGGACTGATCCTCGGACATCCCGTACGAGCCCGCCGACGCACCCCCGCCGGCCCGCGTCCCCTTCGCCGCCGCACCGGACAACTGCAGGAACCCGGCGAGCACCGAGCTGGCCATCCAGTTTTCCAGGTACGTCATGCACGCGGCGAACTGCGCGCCCGCATCGGCCGCGCTCGGCAGCGCCTCAAACGCCTTCTGTTCTGGCATCGGGTGCACCAGGCCGACGACCCCGGAGCCCCGGAGCTGGGCGATGTCATCGGCGCGGGCGGTTGCCTCCGGCTGGTCATTGCCGTACACGACCAAGCGCTGCATCGCCATGCCCTCGAGGAAATTGAGCCAGAGGTACTGGAGCTTGGCCATGGTCTCGTAACACCACCGCGAGACCTCCATCTCACTGATGCCAGTGAGCGGCTCCCGGTGCTTCCCGTGGGTGTAAATGTACGAGCGCACCTTCGGGATATCGACGTAGCCGGGGACCTTCTGCCGCCGGTCCAGCATCAGATTGCCGCCGAAAAGCCACACCTGCTGGCGGAACCCGTTCGGCTCCCCGGTGCGGTCGTTGTACCTCGCCTGGCAGGTGGCGGGGGGCCGGTAGGCGATCTTGCGGTAGATGATCTTCCCGTCAGATTCGCGCTGCTCCCAGACCTTCTCGAAGAAGGATCTCTTAAACACCTGAGCCGCCGTAATCTGGCCGACCAACTCCGAGATGGGCGTGGCCATGCCCCCAGCCTGGTCAGGGGTCATCAGGACGCTTTGGACGAACTCGGCCTCGCCTTTGTCGCCCTTGGCCGGCTCGATCGTGCGCGGCGCACCGCGGACAGGGAGGGTCAGTACCTGCTCGATCGCCGCAGCCATCCCGTTGCGGGACAGCATGACCTTATAATCCCTGGCAGTTGCCTCGCCATAATCGAATTAGCGTTCTAAGAAGACATCCCCTTCGCCATAGTATGCGAACAAACGTTGCCCCATATCGAACGAGGTCTAAGGTGCCGATCTCTGGTCCCATCAAGGCTCGTTTCCCGCCTGCGCTGCGGGAGCCCTTGGGGGGGAGATCGGGGAAGGCGATCACATTGGCGTTGTTACCGGATGTCATCTTCTTGCATCACCCCCTCTACTGCCGGGGCGCGCGGGGGCGCCGGTCCGTCACTGCTGCACATGCATCTGCACGTTAGCGTACCGCCCGGCAGGGTCGGCAGTCAGCAGGCGGCGCTTACGAGGCGGCGGGGTCTTCTGCCACGAGATCGGGAGGAACAAGCCGGTAGATGCCGTCCACGACCTCGGTGATCTCCTCCACGGTGAGTTCGGGGACGGCAAACCACTCGCAGATCCGGCCACCCTTCTCCTTGAAGCCAGCCCGCCAGCGAAACGCGAGCGTGGCCTGCATCCACGCCTCGGTTCGCGTGTCGCCGGGCTGCTTCCAGATGCCCCGGGCGCCCTCGGTATCCCAGTTGCGTTCCTTCGCCCGGTCGCGGACGCTGCATATAAACAAGCCGTTCATGTACGTCGAGAAGCCGACCTTCAGGATGCGGGGAGACGGGAGCCATACGGCGTACACGAATGAACCACCCTTCTGTGAGGCCCGTACAAGACGCTGGTACGGGTTCCAGCATGAGGGGCGGGCACATACACCACCCTCAGCTACAGTCGGGCGCCCGCAGGATGTGCAGGGCTTACTCGTGTCTTCCGGCTTCCGCTCATCCCAATACTGCCGGTTACGCGCGCGCTTGCACGCAGGGTTTGTGGCGCATATCCCGCGCTTGGCTGCCGTCAGGATGCCGCACACAGTGCACGGTGCCAGGGAGGCCGCGTGGGGATGCGGGCTATTCAGCAGGCTCAGTACTGACGTTCCGCTCCATCTAGCGCCGCGCCCGGTCGGATACTGCTCATCCTCCAAGATTGCGGCGATCAAGGCCCCCGGGGCACCTTCGGCTCGCAACTCGCGCGCACGGGTGAGGACATCCGGGCGCGGCGTAGCATCGGACATTGGTCCGTACCTCCTAGTCAGGTGCGGGCAAGTCCCTCGGGCGGTGCTTCGATCACCGTCCCGGGGGGCGCCA